CATTGTAATGCATCTTCCCATTGACCTGCAAAGGCCTGACGTAGTTTTTTGTTCCAAGGATTTTCGTAATAAATTATCTTACTAGGAGTGCCGTAGTTAAAGGCTTCCTTAAATATTGCAGGATTGAGCCCGCTGTCGTGTTTACTTTTGCTGTAACGCTCTGAATGCGCCGCAAATAGAATTTCTTTATTATCGATTAACGTTACGCCCGCATCATGAAATCCGTAACTTACACCTAGTATCATATTAAATAGTTGATTATGAAAATTAGTTTTTGGCCTAATGCCGTTGCTCTTAACGGCAAAGATATTTATAAGGCATTCGAGGACCACGTATCATTATTCGACACTGTAGTGCAAGAAGATATGAACGCAGATGCGGCTTGCATCTGGAGTGTATTGTGGCGTGGCAGAATGCAAACAAACCAAGCAGTGTACAACCACTACCGTAGTCAAGGTAAGCCTGTTATTATCATGGAAGTGGGTGTACTAAAACGTAACCATAGTTTTAGAATAGCAGTTAACCATATTAACAATACCGGATACTATGGACACACAGACAATCCTGTTATCCCCGGCAGGCACGAACGTTTTAACTTTGAAGTTAAAGACTATCACGAATCAGGAAATAATATTGTTATTTGTTGCCAAAATGAGTCAAGTGAGTTGTGGCGAGAAATGCCTACTACTGAGCAATGGCTAGATAATATAATACCTAAACTAAAATTATATTACCCCCATAAAAACATCGTAGTTAGGCCACATCCTAGATTCCCTATATCAAGACATGTATTTGAAAAATATAAAGTAGAAAAACCTGTTACAAAAGGGAATTCAGACGATACAGACTTTGTTGATATACTTAAGGATGCATTCTGTGTGGTAAGTCCAACAGGCGGTGCCGCAATAGAAGCAATTATAGGCGGAGTTCCTGTAATTGCAAGTCCTGAAAGTTTAGCAAGCGATGTTGCTAGAACAGACTACCAAGTAATGGTTCCTGACTTAAGTCTGCGTAAAACTTTTATAAAACAGATTAGGAATACAGAATGGTTTATAGATGAGGTAGTTGCAGGAGAACCCTATCGTAGACTTAGGCCGTATGTGCTACATCAAATAGAGTCCCGTCTATCCACCTAAGTAACAAGTGTGGTTGGTTACTTACGTGATTGACTCTGTCTATACTTTCTTCAAAACTTTTTGGTAACAGTTTCTTTTCCCTTAGGTCATGCCAGGAAGTGGTCATAGGATCCATAGGCTTGTGCTTGCTTTTGTACACAACTGCATGAAGCCAAGGATCATGTTGTCCTTTGTAAAATAGCCCGTCCTTGCAGTCAAAGCCTGCACATGCCAGCATATAAACTAGATTAACAATGTTAAAGTTATAAAAGTGTCCAGGAAAGTGGTTGCAATGTATTCTATTGTACTCTATATTATGTGTCTGTGGCAGTATGCAACAAAGCATACCGCCCGCTTTCATTTGTTCGTTCCAGACTGCAAGTGTTTCGTATGGATTTAGAACATAGCCTAAACTGTTATGACTCCATATCAAGTCTACCTTGGTAGACAGAAACGGACCTTTTGTAAAATCCTTCTTCAATACTGAAAGATTTTTAGGTATGTCATAATTAATTTGTGGATTTAGGTCAACTGCATAACATTTGTAGTTGTGCGGAATAGGAACGTCGTCTCTGCTTTCACACTCTGCCCACCACTTGATATCTAAGCCTGTGCCACAACCAACATCAGCTACACTCTTAATGCTGTCCATTAAGTCATCGTGTTTGTATAGTGCTTCGAGTGTAAACAAACTTTGCTGGTGACTTTCTTCTGGTGTTAATTGTATCATATGCTTACATCTTCCATTCCTGCTGTTCGCAACCTTGTTATGTGACCTAGTTGCCACTGTTTGGCTTCTAAGCCTTTCATAATACCTAGCCAACGATTACGTAGTAGGGCGACTTCATTTATTAGTGTTTCAAAGTCTACTACTTCGTCCTCGCCATCAACATACTTCTCAGCGTCTCTGCTGGTTAATGCACGAGCATATCCTTCTAGGTACTTCTTAAACCATTTGCGTCTAATACGTCGTAGTTCAATGTTGAGGTAGTTTAGTACTGCTTCTATTTCTTGTAACTGATTAAATCTGTGTTCAGTTACACCAGGCAAGTTACTAAGGCTCTTTTCCACGTTGCCGTAAATTTTAACCTCAGACTTGGCTTCGTCTAGTTCATTGTTATAGTGTGCAATGAAGTCAGGCAAAAAAGCCAAGTCTTGAACTACTTTATTATACCACATTAATCTTCAAATGCTAGTTCGTCCGTGTCATCATCACCTAAATCATCGTCTAGGTAATCTTCACCTGCTCTTTTTAGATAAGAGTCAGTAGCGCAAAACTTCTCAAACTCTAAGTCATTAATACCCATGTCTACTAGATTGCCTACTAATTGATCTGCGGCTGTTTGTCTATCTTTACTGGGCACATACTCTTTCATAATCAAGTATGTTTCTGTTAATACGTCTAATTCAACTGACATTTAATTTTCCTCGCTTAAAAGCATATCTAATTCTGGATAATAATCTTTAAAATGTGTTGCTCGTTTAAAGTCTTGGGTTACCAGATATTCCCGTACACTACTTATACCTTCTTTAGAATACATTATATCTAATATAGGCTGTATTTGTCGCTTAAACTCTATGTCATTGACAGACATCAACTTAGTTCTAATAGACTTTTTAACTATACTAGGTAAATTTGTAACTGTCAACTCTTTAGGGTCAGACAATGCACTAAACGTGATGCCCATTCCTAATTTGTTAGCCAATTTAAATACTTCATCGCTATACATTATGTTTATATTAGTTACAGTTGCATAGATATTACACACATAGTCAGTGTCCTTATACTTCTGTAAATTAGCAGAAACTGTTTCCCATGTAGAACCAAAACGTTCATACATAAAACGGTTGCCTACAGCATCAATACTAAAACTTAGCTCAACAGTCTTAAACTGGTCCCAATAATCAAAGAGAAAATCTGCATATACTGTACCATTAGTATTATAGTGAAGTGTAACTTGGTCGCTGAGACCTTCATCAATAAAGTACTGTAATAGTTTCCTATGTGTTTTGTCCAGTAACGGTTCACCGCCAGCAAATGTAATATACCTAACATCCTTACTTACACTAATAATGTCTGACCAAAATGTACTCGACTCATTATCTAACCAGTCAAATGTTACAGACTGTGCTTTTTCATAGCGACTCCAGGTACTACTACAACGTGAACTACAAATCCTGCATGCTAGGTTACACTTATTGCCTAACTTTATGTCTAAGTTTAGTATCTTACTTGAAGTTAGGTCATTGTAATCAATATTAAACTTATGTTCTCTAAACACATACTCATCGTTAAGACGTTTACTGATACCACCGTTATCTTCTACTCGCCAACATTTATCACATGCAGTAGGCTTATTTCCTTCCAATAACTGTTGTTTAAGTTCTTGTTGTTTGTTACTACTAAAGTAATCTATAATGCTTATAGCATCTTCACCTAACTGTCTGTCCCACAAACAGCAACGATGTAAACTACTGTCTACATCTATTTCTAATCCAATCCAGGGTGTCATGCATATTGTGTCTGGTATTGCATAGTTTGTAGGGTTTACAATAGTTTGACTGCCTCTATTAACAGTCACAATAAAAAACTTATCTATGTCTAAATGATCTAATAACTTATCTAAATAGTTTTCTAAATTAGTCTTAGCAGAGTTGTCTTCTATGTCATCAATAAAAAGAATGCGTTCGTCATCAGCAAACGCATCCTTATACACAGCCTGTAGTTCAGTGTATATTTGATTTACAGGCTGTTGTAGTAGACTACTGTAATTCTTCTTGAGCAGGTACTTCATCTACAACTTCTTCTTGAGCAGGTTCTTCAGTAGCCTTTTCAATTTTACCCCAGTTGCTGATGATAGCATCTAAACAACCACCTTCGTTACGTTCCCACTCCTTACGGTACATTTTAGTCTCTTCGCCTTTAGAGTCTACATGCTTGAGTCTGTTGCCGTCTTTTTGTAGCAAGTTCTTTTTCTCAAACAAGTCTACTAAGCCACTGTATGGATTCATACCTGTCTCATATGGAATCTTAACTTGTACACCTTCAAATGGTTTTGCGTAACGAGTCTTCATTACTTTACAACCTGCTCTAATACCTTTTACTTCTGATATCTTGTTACCATCTTCATCTTCTTTAAGTTTCATTTTCTTCATAGCAACTACAATACTTGAAGCATAGATAAAGCCTTGTCCACCTGATATTTTATCATCTGGATCAAACATGTCTTGACTTGCGTAAGTGTGGTTAGTTGCTACTAGTCCTACATTTGCATTACCAAACATGTTAACACAGTTACGTACCAGTGCAGTAAGTGCTTTAGGCTTACGTCCCATGTCGCCTTTAAGATCGCCTTTACCAAACTGATCAACGTCTGTAGGTGTTAGTAACATACCTAAACTGTCAATTACAAACAATACTTTGGGACGGTCATCTTCCGGCAGTGTTTTATATTCTCCCATAAAGTCACTTACTGTTTTAGCAACATCATCAATCATTGCCATGTTTAGTTTTAACAGTTTATCTTCTGATGTGTCTACATTAAGTGCTTTTAACCAGTCTTCGTCAAGTGCGTTCTCGCTATCAATTAGGATAACAAAAATGCCTTGCTCCTGTGCTGATTTTACAATATTACCAGAACAGATATAACTCTTTCCTGCGCCTGACTCTCCAGCAAATACAGTTACTTTGCCTAGTGGGATGCCTTTTTCAAAATCTCCACTAATAAGATAGTTTAGTGCATAGTTACCTGTGCTGACCCAGTCTGTAGGATCATTAAAGCCAAAACTAATACCGCTAATGCTCTTAGTTAAGCCTTTCCTAAATTTTGATACGTCAAAGGGTTTTTGTGCCATATTATTGCCTCATTAGTTTATATATGTAAGGAAATAGTTTTTCGCTGTCTGTGCCTCTGCGAGCATCTATTGCCTTTAAAAAATCTATAGTGCTGTTTGGATTCTTCTCAAACGGCTCTTGTATATATCTCAATAAATTCCTGTAACTATCTTCTAGTAAGTATCCAGGTTTTTCGTTAATCTTCTCTTGTAGTATAACACTAATCCTGTCTAGTGTCAATTTAGGAAGATGCCGAACATTAAGTGCTTCGGGTTGTAGTACAGGTCCAATTACAAATGCATTTGGATGAAAGTTCCAGTCATTCTTAAACTTTTCAATAAAGTAAAACACTGTAAATGCATTAAGACTAAAGTATAACATATTAAATGTTATCTTGTGTCCTAGGTCTTTGATCCAACGCAAGTTATGGCAGAACGTTGCCCACTGCCCGCCATAACGTATATACTCGTAGTCATCTCCCATGGTCTCAGCACTAACTGTCCAGTGTACGTTCTTAAACTTACATGCCAAATCAAATACTCGAGTATCAGTGTGACTTAAGTTAGTATTGATACGTAAACTTACATCTGGATTATGTTTAAGCAATAGCTCTAACAGTTCCTCGTTCTCTGTCATAAGCATAGGCTCACCGCCTGCTAAGTAAACATTCTTTAAGTTCTTAACATTATCAAAAACATAGTTACGCAAGTCTGTGTAGTTGTCTTGGTTTGGTTTAGGTTGATGTACGTTTAATTCCTGAGCCCATTTACTGCTAAACTCTGGACCACAATATATACAAGTAAAGTTACATGTGTTTTGCCAGCGCACATCTATTTGGTGTAGTTCGTGTGTGTTATGATCGTATATACCACGGTCTACATTGCGTAGTTCTTTAATATAGTATTTCCTATCACTTACAATGTTAAAGTCTGTTTTTTGTTCTTCCAATTTATGACATCCTTGACAACTTGTGTGTTTGTTATTGTTTTGGTGAGCTTGTTGTATTTCCGTATTTTTACTGCCCAACACAATATCACGTATTGGTGTAGTCTTTAAGTCGCCTATGTCCTCGTATGCTCTAATACAGTTCTTAACTTGCCCATCATGGTTTACCATTATGCCTGTCCAAGGCACAGGGCATCGTATTTCACTAGTAACGTATTCTTTTGCGTCCATTATGCTAGACTGATGTCGTATACTTCCATGCCAACTTGGTCATGGTCCAATATGTTAGTAAGTTTTTCTACCCATGCTGTAACATTAGCACCACCTTCACCTTGTGTGTCAACTTTGCCTGGACGCACAATAACTAACTGAGGCCAAGTCAAGTTGTTACGCAATACTTCTACTGCGGACTCTAGTGTACGTTTTTGATGATGATATTTTATCATGTCATAACCTTCTAAACAACTAACAGGCATACCTGCCATCATACTACTAATGTTAATAATCTTTTTACCTGGCTTGTCTCGCCAGTATTCGTAAACATCAAATAGCAATTCTGTTTGTGCGTATCCTTGTTGAGCATTGTTAAAGAACCAATCTGCTTGTGCAACACGTTCTGCTATACGATCGTGGTGTTGTATATCCCAACCATTACGCTTACTATAATCTAATACGGTATGTCCTTTTTTAACATAATGCTCTACTATGGCTTTACCAATACCGTTAGTGCCACCTGTAATTGCTATCTTCATAAGTAGTCCTTATAGTTAATCTTTCTAATAGTGTCCTGAAACAACAACCATTCAGACAGTTTATGGCTGTTGTCCTGTTCTGTGCCCACTACTTCAAAAAGATCCTTAGCAGGCTCTGTTAAAAAATTAGTATGTCGTACACTTAATACATCTGGAGATTCTAAAAATGCCCATGCCCAATTTACTTTTTTATCCTCGCAAAACTTCTTAATGTTAGGATAGTCTTGCAAGTTTAATGCACTTATTGTTGACCACACATCTAAATGAAAGTTATCATTTTTAAATTTGTTGTAGTAGTTAAATTGTTTTAACCATGTTTTCCAAGTAATAGGCCAACGTAAGTAGTCGTGTACTTTTTTGGTACCGTCTAAACTCATAGTTATTGTAACATCAATACCACGCTTTAACAATGGCTTTGGATCTATACGTAGACTGCCGTTCGTGTTTATTCTTATGTAACGTACATTTTGTGGAGGATGTTCTAGTAATTTCTTATAGTTAGGACTTGCTGTAGGTTCGCCACCGTTTATGTCTAGTTTAAGTATGCGTTCTTGTGGAAAGTCATAAAACTTATCAGTATTGTCAACGCTAATTTTATTATTTGCTATTGCGCCAAACTTTGTACTGAGATGTGGGTTGCAATGTTGACATGCTGAGTTGCAGATGTTATCTAATACTCCGCCTATTATGAGATAGTCTTTGCGTATGTTATACAGTTCTTGATGTTGCTTTTCAGCATACTGTCTTATGCTTTCTTTGCCTTCGTTTTCACTTACTCGACATCTGATACATTCGTCTGGCCAGTCTTTAAGATTTTGGTTCCACTCGCTGGCATTCATAGCATTGAACGATTCAAAACGTGGCGGTCTAACCATATGACCACAACGACTAACTGTGCCATCTGGATTTAATCTTGCAAAATGTCTAAATCTCGTACAATTCATTTATAGGTTCATTAAAAAATGTTATACTTAAAACTATACGTGGACCATAAGAAACCTTAACACCGTGTGGTATCTGACTGTTAAACACAATTGGTTTAGTAAAGAGCTTATGTGTAATTATGTCTGAGTTTGCTACCCATCCCTTCAAGTCATAGACTTCTCTATCAAATTTGTCCTTAACTCTGGGTCTATAACTAATATCCTCATCGTACCAATAGTTTATATTGCCAACACAGTTTTGTATGGGTATGTTAAGTTTAGCAACTACTGGTTTTGCATCTACATGCAAGTCTAGATGCCTAGTAAGATAGGTACATGCAATATCTCTAGGATGCCATTTCTTTTCCTTCACTAACCAGTTCATTAGCGTAGAGCAACTACGCAAACAGGTAGCTTCATCTATGTCGTTCCAGCCTTCTTCAAGATTATAGTGTGCAAGATGTTCCATAACTTCTTGCTGTATACCAATGATACTATGACACTCAATCTCTTTAAATGCTTTCATAAATGTTCTTACTATGTTCAAAAACTTCTTTATAGTATTCCTTGTAGTCAGTTTTTAGTACACTGATAAGTTCGTCCCATTGTACTATTGCACCCAAGTAACGCTCCCATATCATTTTATCACAAGTCATATAGAACACTGCTTTATCTGTTACAAGTACTTCCGTCGTTTTGTACGGTACTTCGTGAAAGTCTGTTATGTCTTTCACTTGGTCTATACTCCTAAAACTAAAACTAGCAGTCTTATTCATATAACGGCGTAAGTTAATCAACGTATAAAACTGTGGTGCATAATGTCTATTTAAAAACAAGTACTGCGATGCATGGTTAACTGATATGTTGGTTTGTTGTAAAAAGGTGCTTAGTCCACTTTTAAACCTTGCAATAGGTTCTCGCCAGTATACTGTGATACTTGATGCTTGATATATTTCTTCCGTTGTTGCTAGTTTGTAGCCTTGTCTGTCTAAACTACTAGATGCGTTCTTAAGTACCTTAGCCACAAGGTCACCTGACGGTAACTTATATACCTCAGGATTATCTGGAAATAGTTCGTAATCTAGTTGTGTAAACATATCGAGTGTAGTATTAAAGCAGGTACCCACCTGGGTACCCGCTTCTAACTACTTACTACTAGGAGGTATTACTTCTGTCTATTTCTAATCATAGCCAAAATATCTTCTGCTCTCTGGCTACTTGGTTTTGCATCTTCTACCGGTGCAGTTGCTTCTGTAGGTACCTCTACTGCAACAGGCTCGGGGGTTGCTTCTACAGTTGGTGCTGGTGCAGGAGCTGTCTGTGTTGCTGGCGCACTTTCTCTAGGTTGTGCGTTAGCAATTTGAACGCCTGCTGGTCTGAAGTAACTTCCCCATTTTTCTGCATCATATGGTTGTCCATCTACTGATGCTTCAAACATCTCTTTCATAACTTTAAGAGCTGTCTCGTCTGGACGCTTGGGCAAGAAGTCTGCTAGATTGAATAAACCATATTGTTCTATAGCCGCTGTTTCTGTTGATGTAAGTGCAGACTCTCGCCTTGCCCAATTACTTGTAGAGTAGTCACTGTAACCACCTTTTGTAGTTTTAACTACTCTGAAGTCTAAACCTTGTGTATAGTCAGTTGGCAACTCAACCATGTCTGGGTCAAGTAGTGCTGACTTAATCAAGTTAAAGATTTGTGGACTAATTACAAATCTGCGAATTGGGTTTTCAGGTGTTGTATCTTCCTGCATTGGATTCTCTTTAACAAAACCTTGAAACAAGTAACTACGTTTTTTCCAGTACTTACGACCCATGTCCTCAAGACTCTTGTCTTTAAACCATGTTCTAACTTCTGCTAGAATAGGACAGGATTCTCCCCACATCTCAACACAGGGTACTTGTACCTGTACAGGTTTGCTGTCTGCTTGTCCTTTAATACCCTGGAAAGGTAAACGGATCATAGCACGTTCTACCCAGAAAAAATCGTTTTTAGTATCTCCATCAGGAAGGAACCTGATAGTTGCGGTCTCACCTTCTTTTATGTTCCAGTGTGCAAAGATAGCATTGTCGCCACCTCCACTTGAACTACCACTTGATCGTGTTTCTTGTTGTTGCAGTCTTGCTCTGATATCGGCCAATGATGTTGCCATAATGTTTTCTCCTTAATAAGTTTGCCATAATGTATGCCTAATATGCACACACCACTTTAGTAGTGTATACAATTTTATTTATCTAGTCAATGCTAAACGGTTAAATTTACTATTTAATTCCGCTTAATCTTTTAATATCTTCTGCCGTTGTTTCGCCGTGTTTCTTTTTCTTTTTGTCTGTAACTGCATCGATGAAATCTTCACTAGCATCGCCACCCAGTGTTTCCATTGTCATGTCACCAAAGTCTAATAACTTCAATAACTCTGGGTTTACGTCTGACAAGTACTTGTGTACTGCTGGTCTACCACAAGTGTCAGGACCTTTTTCGTCTGCCATCTTTTGTATTTCAGCATTAAGTCCTTCATCATCTATAATACCTTGTAGTGCTGTAATAGCATTACTACCGTCTTGTCCTACAGGAAAATGCTGTCCTACTAGTTTTTGTAACTTTTCGTGTGGTGCTACGTCGCCTTCGTTAACATCCTCGTCTTTCTTAAATGGATTAATTTTATCTATTGCACCTTTAATAGCCTTACCAACCTTAGTAGCACCTTTAGCAATTTTATATGCAGGCATTGACTGTGTTACTGGGTCTTTTTCTGGATCATATCCTGCTGGTGCGCCTTCCATTTTGTTACCAGCCTTTAGTTCTTCGTGCCAATTATCTGCTAGTTCACTTGCAACTGCTCTACGTACTGCTGGTGGGAACATTTTAAAGCCATCATTTGCACCATGTTCTTTGCCATACTTCTTAGCACCAGTATCTGCATAATACTTCCATAATGTTTTTGCTTTATCATGGTCATATATACCTTTATCCCACTTGCGTGAAAGGTTACGCATGATAGGCTCGCCTTGTTGTTGGTATAGTTGACCATCATTTTCAATATACAATGCAAGTTCACGTATTGCATCTTCGTCAACTTCATTGTCTTCAACCATACTGTCTGCCCAGTCTGCATATTCATCAGATTCAAATGCAACGTCTTGATATGTTTCAGCATCTTGTTGTACTATCGGTTGGCTTTCCTTGATCGACTTAACACCCTTAATATACTGCTTGGCAAGTTGTACAGCCATACCGTATTCTTCTTTTAAAGATTCATCAACATGCTCTTCTAGTGTGTCAATTCGAGATGCCCATTTAGTTGCAAACTCTTTGATTGCTCCGTCTGCTTGTTCTGATACTTGTTCTAGTACTGTTCTTAATAATGCTTTTGTGTCAACAAAACTTAATGATTCAAAGTAAGCCTTGTCACCACATGTTCTGCCCAATTCTACAGATTCATCTGTGCGTACAAATTCATGTACTTGTTGTAACTGCTCTGACATATTTTTACTCCATGCTTTGTGCGCACTATAAACGTGTGGTAATGCAGACTCTAACTTTTCTGGGAAGCTCTTTTGTACGAATTTTTCTTTAAGTGTGTCTGCATCAAAATCATCTAACTGCTTTACTTCAGGCTGAAATGCCTCTACATACTTTGCGTAGCCTTTTGGTCCCTGTAGACTATTGAGCGTGGCTCTCACACCTTGGTAGCGTTCAACTGCGGCTTCCACCATTTCTTTAGTCTCGCTGTTTTCCCAGGGTTTGTTTTTCATTAGTCTAACAAATTGACCTAAGTCTGCCATTTCTTCAACTAGTTCTGATATGTGAGTTGATAAGTCATCGCCAACACCGCCACCGTTCATTAAGTGTCTAGCCATAGCTCTTGCACCTACTAGTTTAGTAAATGGTAATTTGAATCTTTCACCTGTTTGTGTTTCTAAAAAGATTGCACTAATATTTCTTGCTCTTGCCCCATGCTTTTCTTCATCAACTTTCTTAGCATGTCTTACAATAATTTTAACAGGATTTTGTCCTTCTTTAGCAACTAACTTCTGGTAACTGCTTTTACTGCTACCATATAATTTGCTTTCATTAGTCTTTATTTGATTAAGTTCTGTTTTGTCGTAAACGTCTACGTTGGTGGCCATATCTTTAATCTCTTTTTTCGTTAATGCGTGTCTTGTAATATCTCTTGTATCGAACCTTAGCATGTTTCTACGTGAAAAACTACGCAGTGCCTTTAAAAACTTGTACCATGTTGGACGGTCTTCCTCATCCATCTTGTGACTGATGCGTCTGTTAAAAAATATCTTTAGACTCTCGCCATCATTTATACTGATAGTGACGTTACCGTAGTTTTTGTTGCCAACATTATAATCAAAGTTAAAAAAGCGGCCCTGCTCTACTTCACTAGTAGGCTTGGCTGACTCGTCAGATATAGCGATATCGCCAAATCTGTTCTTCAACTTGTCATGTAATCCTTGTGCTATGGGTTCAATTTCGCTCATGTTTGTATTTATGCTAGGGGCATTAAAAAATTACAAATGGCATGGGTTCAACAAATGAGTCATTGTGGTCTCTCATTGCTGTGTCTAAGTTAGCATCAAAAGACTGCAGGCCCTGCATCATACGTGTAATTAACACCAGACTCATAACTAAGTCGTCAGTTTCTCCCACTTTTGCCGCATAACTGCCCCCATTTGCTACAAAAGTTTTAAGTTCACTAATTAGGTTTTTGCTGTGTACCTTAAGTTTTTTACTTTCTACTAGACTCTTTAATTTAGCACATGCCGCTAGTTTATTACGTTGAGTCGTGTTAAACCCTTTTCTAAAACGTCTTGAGTTGCCATGGCTCTTTGATTCTGTTAAGAACGTACCTGGTATGTTCTCTTCCCCTATCTCCGCAATACTAATTAAAGCGGCTTCCCCTATAGTATTATTCTCAATACTGTAGTAAATGTTATTCTTGTCTACCGTTTCTGCTAGGAAACTTGTTATCTGTTGTAGTAGTTTAATTTGTTGTGGAATAGGCGTTTTGTTATGTTGCCACTCGCCTGCTTGTTCTAACGAAGGTAACTCGTATATTTGTATAGCACTAAAGTCTCCGCCTGTTCCTAAACTAGGATCCAAACTTATAACATAAGTCTTATCCTTTTCAGGCTGTTTAAACCAGCGTACTTGTCCTTGTTTAAACACAGGCTCTCTAGGTTCTAGCTCTAGCAAAGTAGTTGCATTTATAAGTGTTTCATCGTAGATCAAAAACTCTAATCCATGTTCACGTCTAAATCTATCTTCGCCAATACGTCCTATCTCTTCTGCTTTCCATTTGTCGTCTCTGTCTGGATGTTCCCACCATTCTGCTCTAAATGCTCTAAAGCCGTTGATACCAGTCTCTTGCTCATTACCAAACTCATCAATGTTCTTGTTTGCTTGTTTCCAGATAAACGCAAATTGGTCTTCGTCACTGTTTGGTGTTGATGTTATAATAGCCTTACCACCAGTACTAAGGGTAGGTGATATCGAAGTCCAAAACTCACGGGCAATAGTAGGTCTAACGAATGCAAACTCGTCTGCGTATAGTAATGAAATACTCATACCTCGACCAGTGTTCTCAGTTGTGGTCATTGCAACAATACGTGAACCATTATCAAAGTCTATGCTACCTTTGTTATAACTTGTTACACCAGCACGTATATAATTAGGCACTGACTCGTAAGCATAACGTACACGTTGCATAATTTCCTGAGCACCTGCATACTTGTGAGCGGCTACTAGTATTGTGCTATCAGGTACAAACATTGCGTACCACAATAGGTATCCTGCCGCTGATGTGGACTTACCTGTCTGTCTAGGCAATAAACTAATACTAAATCTATGATTGTTATAGGTATCAATTAACCGTTTTTGATAGTCAAAAGGTTGGTACAACATTTTACCTTTTGTTGGGTGTTGTATGTAAAAGTAGTTGCTTAAAAAGTGCTGACACCCTGTTTTAGGATCCATGCACATTGCCAGTGCTCTTATCTGAGACTCTGTAAATGTTTCTTTTTTGTGTGCGGCTTTAATTAAAACACCGTCAAGTGATTTACTCATACTAATATTTAACAGTTTTCGTGTGCCTTGTTAAATACTTTTAGAAAGGTTTAACATGTCGCATACCTTGCTTCTCAACAAAGACTACAATCCAATATCAGTACTGCCCCTCTCAGTAATTAACTGGCAACACTCTATTAAGTTGATGTTTTTAGGACGTATACAGGTTCTCGAAACATACAACGACTGGCATGTACGCAGTGAAAAACTTACACTAAACGTACCCAGTGTTGCTGTAACTAATGAATATTTTAATTTAAGACGTAAAGTTAGATTCAGTAGACACAACATTTACCTACGTGACTTATACCAATGTCAGTATTGTGAGGATACGTTTGACTTTAAGGACTTAACTATTGACCATGTTATACCTAGAAGTAAAGGTGGTAAGTCTAGATGGGATAATGTAGTAACTTGTTGCAAAAGGTGTAATCACAACAAAGCAGATAAACTTACACCTCGACCGATACACAAACCCTACGAGCCAGACTACTGGCGCCTAGCATCAAAGTGGCGCAATAGTCCTATTAAGATTAAAGACCCTAAGTGGGAAAAGTATCTAGATGCTGGTAAGCAGGTTGCTTAGTCAGTTGGTTTTTCACCAGTCAAGTACGGTTTTGAGAACCATAACTTAAACCATTCGTCAGTACCAGGCTGGATATTTTTCTTACGCATGATTTCAGCCTTTTCAGTACCTGTATGACTTATGTTTTCCATATCCATACAAGGTGACTTTTGTTTAATGCCCGCTAGTGACTTAAGTTCGTCTAATGTCATTATTTTTTATGTAAAGATTTGTTTATGATTTTACCTAGACTACCTATACGACTAAACGGAATTGGCTTACCATTATCATCACATACAAGGTCGAATTCCGCACCTA